GCTTTACGTGGACACTTGCATCACGTTGATGCAGTTAAGTCCCGGCCCGTATGGGTTTACCCTTTCGAAGTCTCCATTTTGGAGGCCAAATGGGCAATTCCTTTGTACGAGCATCTTGAAGAAAATGTTAAATCAATGCATTTTGGACAGGATTCAATGAAGAGATTAGCGCACATACTGATGGCTGGATTAGGTACACATACTAATACAGCAGAGATGACCATGGACTGGTCAGCTTTTGATTCATCAGTACCCAATTTCTTAATTGATCATGCATTTGATATCATCGATGAGATGTTTGATAATGATTATTCATACCATGACGGCGAATTAGTCTATGGTGGTGAAATCATGACAAAGAAGAATGCTCGTTTGTTCAAATGGTTGCGTGACTACTTTAAGTCAACAAAAATCATGTTACCAGACGGCAGTATGTACCGGAAGCACCACGGAATACCTAGTGGCAGTTTCTTTACCCAAGCAGTGGGTTCCATAGTGAACTTCATCTTGGTTAGGTTCATACAAAATTTGTTCGAACTTAACGCTTACAGAACTTTAGTTCTTGGCGATGATTCGTCTTTCCTCATACCGGATTGGACTTCGAAGAAGATCAATCTGAGGGACATATCGGATACAGTCGGGAGACTTTTCCATATGACAGCGAACCCCAAGAAGATACGACTGGCTACAAACCAGGGCGAAAGAAAGTTCTTAGGTTATCAGGTTTCAGGTTTCAAATTCATTCGACCAGAAGAAGAATGGATGTTAATGATTCTATATCCTGAGAAAGATGTTGAACATTTAGAACGCTCCGCAGCAAGAGTATTTGCATACTACTTGTTAGGAGGTCACTCTAGTGAGAGCTATTCCAGCTTTTTCAGAGCGTTCTTCCGGATGTACCCCGGTCTAACAGATGTCGAACTACCTTTAAGCAAGGGGTTGATACGTCTGTTCAGATACGTGATGAGATTGAATATCGAATCATTTACTGTTCCAAGATTAAGTGATATTGATCTCAAATCGGTACCTTACATGCTAAGTCTAGGCGATTCTTTGTACGCACACTGAGAATACGGACAACTCAGT